CTATATCCCCGTTCTGAGATTTGAGAAATTTTGATAAATCAGAAGTAGATCCAACAAATAGTGCATTAGTTACACTAGTTGGACCTTTTACAGATTCTTCTTTAACATCTTTTAGTTTTTTTTGCAAATCTAGCAATTTATCAGTTGCATCAGCTACATTTTTTATAAGTTGTCCAGCAACTTCATATGCCCTAGGCATCTCACTCTCTTGAGCTAATTCAAGAATTCCATTAATTGCTTCTTGACCTTTTTCAATTATAGAGTATAAGTTTCCTCTTGTGTATTCATAATCCTTTTCAATATCATTTTTGCTGTGCTCTATTTTTTTTGCTAGACTCTTTGATTCTTTCTCTACAGAAACAATTTCAGTCTCTACATTAAATACACTATCCAAACTATCGTAATTTTTTGTCATATTCATGTAATTGATCCACTAAATCCAAAATCATCTCCAAACTCTACAAGATCACTATCTTCTCTAGCAGTATAATCAATACCTTTGATTTCATCACCTCTTAAATGACTAGAAATTGTAGTTCCATCCTTTCCTCTTTCAACGGTAATTTTATTTCCAGTAATTTTTGTAACAAACATTTCTTCTCCACCAACATCAATATATTTTTTAGAGATGATTGAAGATCCACTATCAACATTAAAGGATAAGTCTGTGGCATTTAGATCATCTGTAAGATTAGTAACGACATCTCCTGTATAATCTTTTATAGCTCTTGGACTTGCGCTGTAAGTAAGATTTCTAACTGCATTATTACTATCTCCAGCATAGTATGTGACAGATGCTTTCTTGACAATATTTGAAGTAGCAGAAGATATTGGTCCAAACAAATAAGTTTTTGCAGTAAATCTGAAGGTGTATAATAATACTCTACGTGAAGTAAAATCTCCCTCATAATCATCTTGCATAGTTATATTTTCCAATATAACAGGAATATCTCTTTTTTCGTTAATAGATCCGACTAAATTTACTGAGAGATTATATGCTGGTTGAAAATATGGTAAAATTTGTTCTACTATTTGAAGAGCATCATCATTTAATTTAGCCATGATGCTAAGTTCAAACTGCAAGTTATATGGAACTGGCATGTATGCTTTTTTGATCTCACTATTATCTGTGGGATCTTTTGTTATAAATTGTTGAGTAGTGGTTACTTTTCTAGTTTGATCATAAGTTAACCCAGTAAATTCAAAGGACATGCGCGGTAAAGAAATCGCAGTCGATTTATTTAAATCTGGGGATTGTTCCAACCTAGCTAGAAACTTTTGAGTTGGTCCATATGCAAGAGGAACTTTGAAAGAACTTATAGTATTATCCGACGCATCAGTATGTTGAATTTCCAATCCATTAAAAAGAGTGCCAAAAGAAATAATGGTCCTCCTTAAAATTTCGTTATAAAAATACTCAAACATTTTTAGATACCTGTTATACTATATTTAGGGCATACCAAACGGATTAGATTCGCTGAAATCTAATATAGCGTCGGCCTCAGTTTCAAATCCATCATTATCCTCATAACCAGTGTCTCCTGGTCCCTCATCAATAATCCTAATTATACTAGATGCACCAGAAGAAGATCCGGTAATTGTTTCACCCCTCAAGAATGTTCCACTGACATCATACACATCCAATTCGACCGTTTCAGCATTCCATTCCCTAACCCTAGCAGTTGATCCAGAAGTTCCGCCAGTAATTGTTTCATTGAATATGAAATTGCCGGATGAAGAACTCCCTGGAATTTCGAAAGAAATTATTGGTGGTACTGTATATCCAGCACCGGCATTTGTTATGTAAACCGCTGAAACAGTTCCTGCTGCACTTACAATCGCTGTTGCAGCAGCAGAGACAGTAGATATCCCGGTGAAGGTAATTGTAGGTGCTGTAGTGTATCCTGAACCCCCTCCAGTGACTGTAACAATACCGATCGCGCCATGGTTAGTAAGGATCGATGTTCCTGCAGCACCAGATCCTTTTCCATCAGTATTGTTAGTGATGAATTGTATTGTTGGTGCTGAAGTATATCCAGAACCTGGATTTATAAGGGGGGCACTCTGAACAACTAATTTATTACCAGGATCAGCTGCACCACTACAAACAACTATACCTCCCAAAGTGAATGCTGAGGCAATACCAGTTACTCCACCAGCTGGTGCAGATGATATACCAACTTTTGGTCTAAAGAGGTAATTATTACCTCTATTTGTAATATTAATAAATCTGATTGCTCCGTCTACAACTGTTGTTACTGCAGATGCAGAAGTGGCAGTTCCGACTAATGTAAATTTTTGAATACCAATTCCTTGGAAAATAATATCTCCATCTGCTCCTTCAATCCCTTCTAAAGTATCATCAATTTCATCAACTCCAGTATCAATAACTTCATCTTCAATACGGAACAATTCACATCTTAACTCATAGACATAATTTTTTTGTAGTTGATAGAATGGTTTTTCGTGCTCAACATATTTTATCTCAAATAAACGATCTCCAAGAGGAAAATAAATTAAATCACCCTCTTTTGGTCTAGTTGAAAGTTTAGTATTACTCTCATTCTTCATCAATGGAGATATATAAGTTTCAAACCTTTCCTTTGAAATAATTAAAGTTATTTCATTAGTTTGCTGTATTCCAAATTTTGAAAGTATACTTGAATTATCTCCATATCCATCAAAATTTTCAATATAAGCTTCAATCGGATATGCATCATCAAACTTTGATTCAATAACTTCTTTCATCAAAGTTTTTTCAGTCATGTATTTGCGAGGCATATAATGAACCTCTACACCATACATTCTTAGTTGTTCATTAATTATATCCTGAACAAGACTTTGCTCTCCGGAAGAACCTTGTTGAAAAAATGGATTTAACATAATTTTCTAACCGATCATGTCAAAAGGTGGAAGTTCATATGTATTTGACATTTGCTCTCTAATAACTTCTAGATCTTTCATTCCATCATCGTAAATTTGCCTTCCATTCAATTCAGTTCCTCCTGGAAGTTTTACTCCTTGGAATTTAATTAAATTTTGACCCCACTGCTTTTTAATTAGAGCAGTCAAATATCTCTTCAGAAAAGAATCATTATAGACTCTTGAATAATCCGAAGGATCTATAATTCTGTAGCAATCAAGAACGAAATAATCATCTTTTGAAACACTAGCCCAATCAATATCCAAATATAATCTATCTTGTCTTTGGTTAAATCTTATTTGCTTCTCAGTATTTAGCATGAAATCAAGATCTGCTAAGTATCTCTTAGTCATACCAAAACTGAGTACTTCAGTTGATCCTAATCCATAAATGTCATTTAAGAAAATTTGATATTTAACACTAAACATATTATTTGTTGTAGTGTTAGATCCATCAAAACGAAAAATTTTAGTTATACCAATAACAGAAGGTGGAACTTTAATATAATTATTATTTTCGGTGTAACTGAATTGAGTTGTAATTCCAACACTTTCCGAAACTGTTGTAGTTGTTATACCACTTACACCAGGAGTGCCTGGTCCTTTACCCCTATTAATATCATCTTCAGTAACTTTATAATGTAAAAATGTTTGCAATACACCATCAAAGTGTCTTTCGTGAAAATACTGAATAGCATCATCCACCAGATCCTCGACCTGCTCATCTGCAACATTAATTTCTAATACTGGGGCACCGAGTTGCCTCTTACAGTAGGTAATCAGTTCTTGTCGGGTAGATGGTTGTGCCATTTACAATATATTACCTTTTTTATATTTATAGAGAAGATATAGACGAAACTCCTGGACGCACAAGAATGTTTCCATTTACTAGTGAATAATATGTGCTTCCGGAACTAATAATTACATCATAGACATATCTACCTTCATTTATATTTTTTGTTTGAGTTCCTCCAAGAGAAATCTGAACTCTTCCATCAACTGCACTTGTAAATCCAACAGCAAATGTAGCCGTTGGAAATGCGGTAGATCCAATAGAAACACTTTTTGTCATTTGAGATGATCCAGAATATCCCTCAAGATTAAATGAAGTATTTGATGTTCCTACAATTTCAAAGTTTCCTTCAAAATTTGCACCACCAAGCATTGTAAAATTTGCGGAATATGATGCTCCAGCATCCGGATCAAATGTTATTTTTTTAGTTGTCATTTGAAATACCTATCATCTGCATAGTCTCTTGTTGTTTATAATATAATTTACAAAATGATTTTGCAATATTTCTAATAGTCTCAAGATCATTACAATCATCTATC